GATTACTGGGGGTTTTGCTGCTGTCAAGACGGCAGTTCAAGGAGTGCGTAGTGCATTGCAAACTGCTGATGATGTAGGAGCTATTGCTTCTCAGATCGACAGGTTATTTACAACGCACAGCGAAGCATCTAAACGAGTACAGTCTGCTAAGAAAAACAAGCTGCCAAACAACAAGTGGGCAAAGATACTAAAGTTTAGATTAAAAGACGATAGCGATGATGAAACATCTCTAGCTAACGTAGCTGCAGCTAAACTTGCTCAGAAACAACAAGAAGAAGAAATAAGAAAATTAGCTATAGAGATTAACAAAAGGTTTGGTGCTAGTACTTGGGCTGAAATATTAGAAGCACAAGCACAGGCTAAAAAAGATAAAGCAGAACGTATAAAAAGACAGAAGAAGCGTAGAGATGAAGCTGCTGCTAGGAAAGCACTAAATCAAAAAGGATTAGTAGAAAAAATATTACTGGAAACCACTAAAGTTATTTTTTTGATTGGTTTTGTAGCTGGAATGATAGCTGCCATTGTATATTTGAAAGAAAATAGGCCGACCTCTCTAAAAACCCCTCCATATTTCCTTCAGGATAAGCGAGTGCGGTAGTAAATGACCCAACCTACCCGACAGCACCTAATTCTTCTGTATGACGCTTAAAAGGCCGTGTGTGGAAAATCGCCTTTTTACAGTGTTTTATTAACGTCATCCACATATTTTTCAGTTATGTTCTCCAGACGCCTCATAAAATTATAAATAAGTTCTGTATTAGCATAGTGAGGAAGACCATCTTCCATAACTTGCTTAAAATCTTCAGCGGCAACATTGTTGTGTGTAACCTCAATGTTGCCGTCTCTTTGTAAAAACACTGAGACTTGTGATAGTAACGCTTTTGTATTCATATATCTACAACTTCGCAAACCTCTCCTGTACAAGCTAACTCTTGCGATGCTTTGGTGTTGTCCTCTTTTTCATAATTATCAAAAGTTTTCCAATCAATAGCCTTTGGCATTTCAGTAACAAGCTTGTCGTATTCTTCTTTACTGCAATCTTGATACGGTGCTTGCCTATAGCTGTGATCAGAGAAGGGTAGGAAACTGATACCACTCAGTTCATCAAAGTTATTGTAGCACCAGTTTCCTACTTCCATCCATTCATGCTCTTTAACACTTACCGTTATAGAAGGTTTATGTTCGCACCAGTGTTCGCTGTAGTGTTTCCACAGGTGCAGTTGCTCCAGAGCCTTCATATCAGTCCGACAGATGGCAGCAACAGGTGATTTGAAAGGAAAGGAAAAAACCACCGTGTTGTTCGGACTGTTAAAGTCAGGTTCATTAGGAATGTTACTGTCCATTAGGAACCTAGTTAATGGGTCTTTAACATCCCCACGCACCGTCCTGACATAATACGGAGCGTGTCGAGCATGAATACCACTAGCAGCGTTAGTAAGTTGACTAACAGTACCAGATGGCTTCACACAAGTCGTGGCGGTAGACTGAGGTATACCTAACTTATCGGACCACTTCTTGTTAGTATGTACTACTGTATCTCTTAATTTAGTTAGACGTTCAGGATGCGATGTTACATTAAGGTACTTGCAATCCATGATGCCTGTAAGAGACACACCTAGTAAACGTTCTTCCTCTGTATTGTTCTTCCAGCGTGTACGCAGATACTTAAAGTCTGTAAGGGTAGACTGTAATGTTCCAAGAATAGCAGCAAGCTCTGCCTTACGTTCTAATGACTTTGCAGTGTCATCTGATCTGCATACAACCTCAGATAGGTTACAGAATTGATTGGGACGTAGAATAATCTCACTGCAAGGGTTCGTGCCAAAGTCAGCCTCTTGCCTACGCCCGTTAGAAACAGCCTTGCCTTGAGCAGCCGTTCTGTTAAATATACCACGTTCTCCAGACTTACTCTCATACAACGAAAGCCATTCTCTCATAAACGCAGACGGGTCAGGAATTTGTGTATAAGCGACAGAGTTGTTTGCCAAAGCCCTATGAGGGTTAAGAGACCACCAATTGCCAGACTTAGCAGACCGCATCCTATCATCACTAAGATTACTGAGAGATAGTAGAGCGGAACGCCTAACGCCACCAACAACCACCACCTCACCTGTCTTACACACAATATCATGACATTCGATGGAGGATAGTTTACGTCCTTTAGCATCTTGAAACACCCTTATCGTGAAGTCAAACAAATCTTGTAATGGTTCTGGACCTGAAGCCCTACCACCAAAAGTCTTCAACCTTGCACCTGCAGGACGCACCTTAGACATATCAATCTTAGGTATTCTGTTAGTATACAGGTATCCTATCAAATCACGGAAGCTTCTTGCCCAACCTTCTTTTGAGTCAGCTACACTGATAACGTCCTCTGTCTCTTCAAAGTCAACGTCAGGTATGGTAGGCAGGTTCTCAATGTACGTGCGCTCTACAGAAAAACCTACGCCAGTGCCGTTCATAAGAATGTATAGAACTTCGTCAAATGACCTGGGGTTATCAATAGGAATATACGAGCAATTATATCCTGCAATGTTCTCACGTTTCAATGCTGGCCCTGCAGTCATAAGAGATCGCATAGATGGCATGATCTCTAAGTTTAGTATAGCCGCCTTCACAGCTTTTATATGTGAAGACTGAGACAGATCAACATCACACACAAGCTTGATGTGTTCTACCATGTAGTCTGTAAACCGTGTTACAGTCTCTTCCCATGTTTCTCTGCGCTGTTCACTCTCAAGCCAACGTGCATAGCGGCTTTTATGAATAAACATCTGATAATCAGTTGGTAGGTTTTGCATCTTCTACTCTATCCTTTAACCTCGTAAGATACCATACGCACTTGCCTAAGTCCTCTGCAGCTTTGCCTTTGTGCCTGTATCTAATTATATATTTTAACACGTTACCTTTTAAATATCCTAGAAACTCATTCCTGGTCATAGACATTTCTATCAGGTCTATAGCCTCAACGTCAAGCTTATTGTAATGCTCTGGGCTGTTAACGGGATCATGCTCCTCTGTCGTCATCTTCATCCTCTAACGTCACCGTAACTGTCAGGTGTTCTCTGTCTTTTTCTTTAAACACGTTTTGAGCATAGTCATTGTTTCGATAAGAGTCAAGTGAAATTATGTTACTTTCAGAATATTCATCTTCTTCAATAAGTTTTTGTCCAAGACTGTATACTTCTTCTGCACTGTTCTGTAGTATGTGTACTAGACCTTTAGCAAGAACCTGACACATATTAGCAGGACCGTCATCGTTATTTGTTTTATCCAAACAAAACATAAAGAACTGATCTACACTATCATCTGTGTTTTCCATAACAAGATAAACACGATTGTCTTTTAGTCCTTCCTTTTCGTTTTCAACAATAGCTTTCATTTTAGCTAAGTCATCGTGCATGTCATCCATAATTTTTCATCCATCCTATAGGTATAACACCTTTTGCATATTTAAAATTATTTTTATTACACCAATCAGCATACGTTGTTTTTGATTTCTTACTTAACTTTACCTTGTCATTCTGAAACACGAAACGTAAATCAAGGTCAGGATACTGCTCTGCTATCAACTTATGTTTTGATCTATCAGAACCAACAAACTGCCCTTTAGTCTCTATGAACATATCAAACTTAGGCAGATAGAAGTCTGGTGTATATGTCCTCTGCTTTGGAACATAAGTAAACTTGTGCTGCTCATACTCAAACTCTATACCGTTGTTTTCTAGATACGTTGCAAAGTCAAACTCAAATCTAGATTTATAACGTGCTGTCATTTGTATCTTTTCAGTAAATTAGTCATATGTTTTTCTATGTAATCGTGAACTTTGGTAGAATGTCTCTTTATGTTTATCATACTGAAGTCTTGGCTATCTACTGACTCACGACAAAGAATAGCAACGCCGCCATCTGCTAGATAGTTATTTACTACGGACCAAGACTTATCAAACTCTTCTTTAAATACGTGAAACTCATTGTCTTTGTAGTAGGACTCTGGCTCTCTACCGCTAAATTTCTTTACAAGAATAGGCGCACTATTACTGCCATCTCGTAAAACTATATTTACAAGAGGATCACCTTTTTGTTTACTGTGATCCATGTATATAAATAAACAGTTTTCGTTATCAATTATATCATGACTATATACTGTGTGCATTACTACTACTGGCATTAGTCATCATCCTCAAAATCTAAACTCTTCTCTCTTATACGTCCATCTGTAAAGTCGTAATACAGTTTAGCGCACAAACCTGTCAAACCTGTAAACCTATTCTTGATGATACGTACATACGTTGTGTGACGTTCTATGGGATCATCTGCCTGTCCGTTACGCTCTAGTCCTACCACGATATCACTAAGCTGTCCTATACTAGCAGAGCCTCGTAGATCAGACAAAGACGTGTTTAGACCTTCTTCATGGGAACCCTGCATGGGCCTACGTAGGTGCGACACAACAATAAGAGATATGTTTAGTTCTTGTACCAATGTTCTAAGCTTAGTCATGCACTCATCTATGGTCTTCC